ATACGGGTATTTAGCATACCTAGTTGTGCTGTTTGAGCAGCATTACGAATCTCTAGGCTAACACCAGACTCCCCAGAGGAGCCTTCAGGCGAGAGCATACGAATACCCATACGAGCCATTTCTTCGATAGTAGCAGCAATACTTGCCTCCATATCTTTTAGAGCACCTGTAGGTGTATCTAGTGCTTTGATATCATCTCCTGCACGAAGTTTAATCCATGAGCCTAAACCAGCAGCTACAATATCCTCAAACTCTTCATCAGTCATATCTGACATAACTACTGGAGTATAAGTAGCAGCACCATATAGTAAATGGTTTCTACGGGAAATCTTGTTATATAAAGCAATTTCACGATCAATTAAAGATTGTAAAATAGGTTCTACAGGATCAATCTGACCATTAAGAGGGTAGGCAGGAATAAAATTCATCCTTTCACCATTCATTAATGGAACTTCTGTACGAGTTTTAGTCCATGCTGCATTAGCATTATCTACTTGATACTTAGATGTAACATTACCATTGATAACGTTAACTGATTCATTAGTATCTCTTGTGTATGTATCTACTACAAGTAAACCTGAATCATCTAAGTAGTAGTGTGTAACTGTATCTACATAATCTGGATGGAAAGTATTCTTTGAATAGTCTTCCATATAGTAGCGAAATAGTAAGCTAGTTAGCACTTGTTTATTAGTATTACGGTCTTGACCTCTACGCCAGTTAATAATGTTTTCTGCTTGAATAAGCATTACATAAGGAGATAAAGCTTTAGCTTCTTCCATTGATAATGCATCTGGATTAGCAACTGTTGGGTAGTCTACTAAGCACCATGCTCTAGAGGATTGTAGTTCTTCCCAAATAGCAGAATCAAGGAATCCATGCAGTGAAGTACCATCTGCACCAAAAGAATTACGAATCCAGTCTTCAGTCCCCTCTGGAAACATATTCTCTGGTAATTCAAGTGTTGCTTGTTTACGTAGTAATCCACCTACAAGTACTTTAGCATATTGTGCTGTTAGTCCTGGTAACTCACCTTCAGCACGATAAAAGTTATATTGTTGTGAACTCATTGTAGGAGAAAATGGTAATAGTAAGTTACTAAAATTTACTGGATCAATTGTATCATCATATGCTCGTGCATGTGTCTGCCCATTTAGGACAGCTCTGGCTCTTTCCCAGAGTGGCCGCATAGACTCGTATGCAGCATTAGGATCCCCAAGACTTTTTGTTTTAGCCTTTGATGGGGTCGTTGTTAGGTTTGCCATTTAAAGATTCTCCTCCATAAGCATCCTAACAATTCTAGCAACGATGTCTGAACGAACAATATCGTCTACACCAAACTCGATGATAGGAATGTCAATGTTATGTTTTTTACATAGGTGGACAAATTTGAGTATGTCTTTACCACTATTAATATCACTCTGGGCAGGATCGCCACAGAGGACCATTTTAGAATTTTCACCAAGCCTTGTTGTAATAGCTTTTAATTCTTCAAATGTTAAATTCTGACACTCGTCTACAATGACAAGTGAGTTTTCATAAGATCGACCACGAATAGTTTCTAGTGGTTGGATCTCGATTGAACCTTTATTTACTAGGTATTGATAGAAGCCTAATCCAAAAGACTTCTCTAAAACACTAGTAATAGGCATTAACCAAGGAGCCATCTTATCAGCGATGGTCCCTGGAAAATGTCCTAAAGATTTTCCCGTAGCTACGTTAGCTCTGCTTAAAATTATTTTATCGTACTTCCCTGTTAAAAACAGAGAGGCTACCATAGATGAGGAGCAATAAGTTTTACCTGTACCAGCGCAACCAATAGTGACAGTGATAGGATAGTGGCGAATTGCAGTAAGCAAATTATCTTGCTTGTCATTTTTTGGTTGAACATGAAATGGCCTTGGAGCCTTAATAACTTTAACATTAGATTGATAATCCTCAATATGTGTAACTTGAGCTTGTTTACGTGGAACTCTACGGGGTTTATTCATATATGGTTAGTCCTTACTTCTTGAACTTAGATACTAGCTTGTCTTGTATTGTGATTGCCCATGATGGTTGCGGAACATGCCAACCAATAACAATACCTACGGCAATGCAAATTAATGCTGTTATCATAATATCCCCTTATTTCTTAGTAGGTACTTCTGTACCTTCTAGCTTTTTATGTGTTTTAATTTCTTTACATACTTCCTTAGACTTTCCAGTCTTAGGGTCTTTAGTCTCTTTACAAACCTTCTTTGTTGTTTGTTCTGCAGAATGAACTGTAGGAATTATAAACATAAAGGCAAATAATAGTATAAACTTATTCATTTGTATCCTTTAGATAAGGGGATGTTCTGGGTGAGGAGGTGCTAGTTTACCCCCATAACCTGTGGTTACAGTAGTCTCAGTAACTGTACGTTGTTGTTGTACTGCGGGATAACTTTGTCCATACTGTTGTGATTGCTGATTACCCATGGGCATACCCATAGGTTGTGGACCTGATGATACTCCTGCTATTTTCTCTTGACCTCTAGACCAGGCAGTAATACCTAATACAGCACCCATAGCCATATGAAACAAACCACCGCCCTGAAGGGTTAATGGAGCCCACTGTCTAAACGCATCATTCTGAATAGCTACTTCCCAAAATTGTACAATAGTAAATCCAATAGGGAATATAATAAAGTCACATGCGCATACACACATATACATCATAGCCATTAGTGGACGCCATTTCTTTTGCATCCAACTTTCTTCTTCTTTCTTAGGTTCTTCAACCTTAGCTTCTTCTGCCATAAGAAATCCTTAAATTGTTAGGGGTAGCCATAGCCATATAGCTTGTGACATTAAGAATGCTGCTACAGCACCTACTCCAATACTTGCTTGGAATAATCTTCTATTAACTGCTAATATAGAAGCAGTAAGCAATACAATAGCAATCTGGAATAATGATCCAGCATATGTATAGAACGGTGAACGCTGTTTAGCTACTGTTCTTTCAGCCTCTAGCTTACGAGCCTTAGCCATAAGTTCTTTCTTACCTTCACCTGTAGAAGGTTCTGACTCATATCTATCTATTTTCTTTTGAAGCTCTGCAGCTTTCTTAGTGTTGCCCTTAGCTAATGCATTCTCTTGAGAGATCTCAGCTAGTCGACTCTTAATATCTTTAGATTGATAAAATGACCATGTGTTATTAGCATCAATTGTGTTGTTGAGTACTTTAGAACTATTAGATCCACCCATTAAGGTGTTAATAGCAAGCAATGCAGCAAGCACTGTAATAACCCATCCAGCCTTATCTTTTAATAAAGCTTCTTTTTCGCTTCTACTCAATGGTTTAGTTTCTTCTGTCATAATACTCCTTAGAAGGGTAGGTACTTATTAATTAAGCCATTAACAATTCTATCTGAAAGATCATCAGGCAAGAATTTAAGAAAGCCTAATAAGTATAATGCTATTGAACCATAACAAAATATCTTTAAACAAAGATCAAAGGTCTTTTGATACTCGTTCATCTTCCGCACCTATTACCTGTTTGGCAATACTGCATTAGCTCGTAACCACCAATAACCATTATAAATAAAACAAAGGAAACTACACTTAAAATAATAGCTAGTTCGTTTAGCTCTTCTTCTTTTTGCTTACGCTTACGTTCACTAGCATTAAAGAGTCTTAACTCTTGGGCATCATCAGCATCCATCTCTTCCTGACGAGCTTTAATCTTATTCCATACATCTATCTTACCTGTTGTCATAAACAACATTTTTAATTCTTCTTCAAACGCTCTAGCTTGTTCTAAAGCCATCTCAATCTGTAAGGCAGTCCCCATATTGGAACCCTTGCCACTTTTCTTAGCTTGAATTAAAGCCTTAGTAGCTGTGCTCTTAGCATCAAACATCTTGCCTATCATAGGCGCAAGAGAGCCTAGGTCATTGGCTACCTTACTAGCTTTCTTAACCATTGATATAGCGGTTTGTATCCCCGCTAGGGCCGTCATTGGATCGATCATTTTCTTTTCCCTTTATTCGATTGGTCGTTGTTTCTCCATTCTAAACAACTAACCTTACGATTATAAACGGGACCTACCCATGTCCATCGTACACAGACGGGAGCTTTAGGATCGATTCCTGCTAACATTAAGGTAAGAAGAAGAGTAGACATTTACACACCTAGTACATGGAGTGCATGTGCATAGTGCTTTTTACGGTCCTCGATACCTATGGTACCTCCGTTAATTTTTCTTGTTAATGTCTCTATATCGCCTTGATCTGCCCATTTATTTAAGTTATTAGTCTCCCAGAACCAGCAAGCACTCTGTGCAGCACCTTCAAAGGTACTCATATACTCACTAGCTTCCTCTGCGGAAATACCAATAGACTCAGCAAACCAAAAATAATTATCTTTACCTGTTAACTGTATTAGGCCTCTACCAGAGTACCTATATCCATCTCCTGAAGCCTCATCCCCATTACCCATACGATTAGCATAAACCTTATTAGCAATAGCTTCAGGCTTCTGAGCGAACTGTTTAGCAAGCTCATCTGTAGGGAAATACTTAGGGAATATCTTACGGAGTGTTTCCCAACGATAGTTGAGATTTTCTTTAATCATTGTGAACTCACCTGACTCATGAGCACATTGAGCAACAAATGCTGCTATACGTCTCTCATTATCAATACCATAGTCAGGTAGTAATTGTTCTAAGGCATTATGCCAGTATGTAACATGCTTGTTCTTTGGAATAAGCTGTTTAAGTTGGTCTAGTGATAGATTCATTTAAGTGCCTCAAAAAGTTTCTTTTGTTCAGTATACCACTCATTCCAAGCATCTAATCGAATAGCGCATATGTGATATTCAGCATAGTTATGTAGAATAGTCTTAGTAAGTTCTGATAGTTCAGGCTTAGAGTCAGCCTCTTTTAACTTAGCACATGCTACAGTTAGCTGACTAGGTACCTCTGGGAACTTAGCTACAACGGGTACTGTAGTAGGGCATCCTGGTATCGTTAACAATAGAATAGCTAATAGATATTTCATTGTGTAACTGCCTTATTATGTATAGTTATAACTTCTGGAGGAATCTTACATTGATCATTGTACTTAACGATCTCACGATCAACATATTGAATCTGCACCTCAGCAGCCTCTTTAACAATCTTTTCTTTTGTTAATACTTTTGTTACTATTTTAGTATTAACTATTTCTTTCTTAGCAGCTAACTCAGCTACTTTCTTTTCTAATTCAGTAACTCTATCTTGCCATACTTTATCAGCAGTTTTATAGCCTATTAGAAATAAAGATGCAAAGATTAATCCTACAGCAATAGGTCTGTAAGTTTCAAATTCTTTTATTAGCCATCCAAATAACCCTATCATTAGAGTTATAAACAATAACCATGTAGGTATATAGTTTAATATAAACATTTAAATCCTTTTAAAGAAGAGTGATAGTGGGAGTCGAACTCACATTCCGAAGCAATTAAATCCTCGATTCTACCGATTGAATTATACCACTCTATGACGCCTTTTACTGTAGCGACAACAGCCCTAAGGTGGGATCGTGCTGAATACCTCATGAATTTAATCACTTGGCTATCAGAAGGTTTGGTTGCGAAGGAAGGGCTCGCACCTTCGACCTCTGGGGTATGAACCCAGCGTTCTTCTAACTGAGCTACCTCGCCTATTTAAATTTATTTTTTCTCCTTTTGAGGATACATGATATCTGATTGTTTATCAAAACAATATTTTGTAATAGTTGTTGTATTATTTACTACCATGTTAGCCCAAGCTGTTTGAGCATCAATAAAGTCATTAGCTACTTTATTTAGGGTAGTATCAGTGATGACCTTATTAGTAAAGTCATGCTTAAGACTCTGAAAAGAGTTAATATAAAATTGAGGTGTAAACATATAGTTCCTTTAAAACATAAAACCTTTAGTGACTGTCTTAGTACCTGAACGAACAGGGAATAGGTATTCAACAGCATATCTTAGTGCATCTGTCCAATGTTCTACATTTTCAGACTTAGATATTTGTGCTGTATTAGGGTTATTCTCAACCCATACAGTTCTTTCAAGGGATCGAATTGTGTGTTCTGCTCGTGGATGAATATACATATCTATATCACCATTAGCATTCTTAAACTTACGATTAACAGCAGCTACAGAGTCTACAATAGGAGGAGCAGCTCTATGCGCTCTACAGACAATGCCATAGCTCTCTAAGATAGAGAAATCAGTGGCTCCAGCAACAGCACTAGTTTTCCTAGCACGTCCTGCAGGGTCTGGATAAGCAAATATCCTGTGTCCCTTGTCTTTAAATTGTGTCTTAAGCTTCTTAGCTAATTGTTCGGTATCGAGTACATTCTGCATGTCCTCTAAGATATGTATTTGTCCAGCTCTAACAGCAAATACTACTGCGGCCATAATACCGATGTTAAAGTCGATAGCCACATGGACATCTTCTTTGTTTGCTGTCTCTACATTAAAGTAAGGGAGATCAGCAGTAACATGAGTCTTACGATCAAACATGTAAAATACTTTAGCACCAGAATCCTCGAATGAGCATTCATATTCTCGAGCAAACTTCATAGGATCAATTAAACGTTTAGTTCTCTCAATCTCTTGTACAGACAAATAGGGGGAGTCTCTATAAGTGTATCTAAAGGTCTTCCAACGATTATCCATTGTCTCGAAGTTAGTCATGTCATAAAAGTAATTCATACCTTTAGGAGTACCAATAATGAGAGCCTTGTGATTACCTGCCCAACGTGTAGTCATAGCAGGTTGAATGATAGATTCCCAAGACTCTTTAAGTCCTGGTTGACCTGTCCAGTCAGAGACTTCATCTCCAACAACAAAGTATTGACCTGATCCTCGCATCCTCTCAGATGCTTCATAAGACCATAACTTAAGCTTAACATTATTTGGAAACCAGAATGTTCCAGCTGTCTGGGAAGACTTTTCAGCATAATCCTCTAGACCTAAGTTATAGGCTAATAGTGGCCAATAAATATCTAATGACTGTTGATATGTAGGACAAATAATAGACACATTCTTATTAGGAACATCTTGATCCATCTCTAGTAACTCATGTACAGCCATTGTAGCAGCAACACTAGCAAGGTAACTTTTACCAAAGCCTCGTGAGGCAACTGTGGCAGCATATCTTGTGCCGCCTTTCTCAGAGAATAAATACTTTAATACTTCTGACTGACCTCTGTGTAATTTAATTTCATTTGACATTTAAACGTATAAGTCTACACTATCTTTAGTTAAGACACCTTTTTTATTCTTTGCATTAATCTCTTCAAGCTTTCGATAGAACTCAGCTATTTCTCTTCTAGCCTCCAAGCCTTCTCGGAATACTTTGTCAGAAGCTTCCTTGAGCGCATTGTATTGTTCTTGGTACTTCTTGATGCTGTATTCAACAGATGGTTGGACTCTCATAGCGTATCCTTAAAAATGTATACTTTATTACTAAAAAACTAATATTTAATTAATATGTATACTTTATTATTCGTTTGTAAACACAATTTTAAGAGGCTTTTTGTCCTCAATTACTTGTTCGGTCTTCTCAGGAACCTGTCTGTAACCATATCGCATTAACGTATTCATTACATTAGTTTGTATGTTAAGTAGATTAGCCATAGCAACAGCAGAGAACCTTGTCTTGCCTTCTTCCATGTCCGTAACCTTATCCTGTACAGTGTAGTAGTGCTCCACTAGCTTCTCAATAGGATCAAATCCCAGTGTCTGAAGCTTCTTAACAGATTCCTTAGAGTATATAGTGGTAGTTCCCTTTGGACGTCCTTGTCCAGGTCGCAAGCCTCCACGCTGACCATAAGTAGTTCTAGCTTTATAGTCTTTACTCGTGGGATCAGGTGAAGACACTTTTTCATCAGTGTCTGACATAGTTTATTTTCCTTGCATTGGGTTCTTGGAGTTGCGTCTAGCTACTGGTTTAGCAGGAGCCTTAACAACAGGAACAATATTATTGCTGTGTAATTGGATCTTTAGATCAGAGATCATAGTGAGCAACTCATCCTTATCTCTAAGCAGTTTGTCAACTTTACCTTCTAACTTCTTTACCTCTGACATAAGAAGCTCAGTAAGCTTATCATGGGCCTCTTGGCGCTGCTTGTCTTTATTATGAAGGTAAGTCCAGAAAGCACCAGTACTTAACACAACAATAGCCACTTGTAAGATTGAATCCATTTTAAATTCCTTTAGATATAAGTTTCCATAAACACTGGGAGATACCCTCTACCAGATATGGTAGTATCTCTACACGAGTGTTACAGATAAATTCTTAAAATAATATTTTAAAGTACTCTTTAAAGTACTCCTTAAAAATATTTTATAATATTATTTTTAATAACAAACAATAATAACAATAATAATTTAAATATTATTATAATTAA